GTTGCTGTATCGGCTGTTTGGACAAATCCTTGATCCGCTTGAGTGCTTCCTTCGCTAATAAATACGAAAACAGATTTTGCATCACTTCCAGCAGCTAAATCAGATGTTCTAGCCCATGTACTTGCCTTGCAAAGATACAGCCCATTTTCCGAAGAAGTACTTTGATTTTTAACTAAAACTCTTTGATCTGCAGAAACTGCAACGCCATCAATGGTCTGCGTTCCAGAGAGTGTAATGTTTGCAGTGGTAGCGACTCTTGCGGCTTCTTTTATATCTAATCCTTGAGCAACTCCATCAACATAAGACTTAATTGCAAAGTGAGTATCTGCTGTAGGTGTAACTCCAGTAACAGGGTTAGTTGCAGCGGCTAATTGGTCTACTCTATTTGCTTGAACTGCGGAATTAAAATCGCTGACCCCAGACGCAGTTATCGAAGGAATATCAGCGGAAACGAGAGATCGAAATGTAGGCGCAGCGGCACTTCCTGTTGTAGGGCCACTAAGAATAGTATTTGCAGTTCTTGTATCTGTCTTGTTAAAAAACGCTCCAGAACCACCAACAGTAATAATTGAACTTGCTTCGTTACTACCTGTATCACCAAAACCATAATATAGTTTTAAATCAGCTTCGTTAAAAGCTAATTCAGAAGGATTTAAACTAGAAGGCGCACCAGCACTACCACTTGCGGCTCTTTTTTTAATTCTTATAGTGTTTGACATGACCTAAAAATTTCCTCCATTAACAAGTTTTAGTTTAGTAACATTGTCGTCTAATATAAGCTTACCACTACTTGCTTGATAGTACATTACAGAATTATCAACTTTTGAACTGTGATCTAACGATAAATCAAAACCAGCACCTTGCGGCCCTGCCGTTTTTACAGTGACAACTCTTGTTTCACCATTGACAGTAATGGTGTTTTTATTTTGGGTGATGTTTATGTTACTCATGGAAATACAGTGTAACCTTCGCTTACAAATATTGTACCCTCGACATAATACTCTTGCTTGTCTGAGGGGGATTTTAATTTAACGTCATATTTTAATTCGTTAGGTGTAAATGTTGCAGTCTGTGTTCTAGTTAAAGTTAAAGTAAATGTTCCGTTTGATGCACTTGTAATTACAGCAGTAAAATCAGCATACTTGGTTGTACGAGACTCATCGTAGACGCTAGATGCGACTTCGTAGCCAGATAAATTTACAGGATTATCACTTCCATCTGTTATAGCCATTTCTTCTGTATGATCTGCTCGTCTTTGAACAGTAAAATCATAAGTTCCAGCTATTATTGCCATTTAACTATAAGGAGATGTGCCTAGTATATCAGTTTTCCATTGTGCTTTAAGTGCTGTTTCATCCGCTGCGGAAGTTATACCAGAATCAGCAGGGGCATCTCTTAATGCTTGTTTCTTAGCAACGATAGCTGAAGTATCTGCTGAAGTTTCCTGTGCTTTTTGAAATTCAACATCAAGGGCAGAGAGCAAAGGTGTTCTTGCTTCTCTTATCTTTGTCTTGTGAATTTCTCTGGCTTTCGCCATGTCTACACCAAATCCCATAATTTACTCCGTATAAGTCCAAGCATTTCTGAAACTCCTGTCTGTAGGAATTGCAGATTTATTAACAGTATAAACTGTCTTACCACTAGGACAATCTTTTGCCTTAATTTGATCTAAAGTTAAATCTGTATTATCGGCTGGAATGACAATACTGATAGAACCATCATCGTTTGTATAAATAAATCGTGAATCAGAATTAGCCATAAGTTTTTTCTTTTAGTATATCTTAATTGGTTTTAATCGCCAAAAAATGCACAGTAAACTCTAGTAACATCCATCGCTCCTCCATTACTATTTTCTCTTGCTCCATACCTTACCTCTACTCTAAAAGCAGTTGTTGTTCCAAAAGAATGATATGACTGATGTATCCCAGAAGGACCTCTTATTGAACCAGAAGCTTCATTTCCAGAGTTGTCTCTGTTGTTTACTGCTCCTGTGAAAACATAATTAACACTAGAAAAAGCTGTTGTAAAATTTATAGTATAGTCTCCAGTTCCATTGTCAGTAATTGAGCTAATGTCAAAAGAATCTAAAATATTTCCTGTATCGTAACCATTAAAAACTATCCACTTTTTTGCTCTACCCTGTGCAATTTCCTCTGGGGTTGAACTGTGAGCAGCGGAGGTGTTTTGGATTGTGTTGACTTTAAGTGTTGACATAATTAACGAAAGAATCCTGCACAGACATGAGTAAAATCTTCTTTATTGTTGCTTGTATTTCTAACTGTAAAACGGAAAGCTGAAGATGTCATGTCAGTTGTATCTTGAACAGGTATTATCGCACCTTGATTTCCTCCTCTTCCAGCACTTACAAACCACGCATAATCGTTATCAGTGAAAGCTGAAGAAAAGTTAACTGTATAATCGCCAGTGCCATTATCGGTTACTGAGCTTACGTTAAAATCATCTCGAATAGCTGCATCACTAGCACCAAAGTTTACCCAAGCTTTACAGAGTGTACCTATTTCCGTTCCAGAAGTATTTTGAAATACTGGTGCGGCAGATGAAATGCTTTTAATTGTGCCGACTGCTAATGTACTCATGATTGTTGTTAACCTCCTAATTCCATTAAAGTCATACTAGAAGTAGTGCCGTAATCTGTTTGATTTCTACCGTTAAAAAACATCGCAACTGTAGATGTAGCGTATAAATGTATTGTTATTGCACTTCCAGCACTTCCTCCATGAGTATATAAATAATCTCCTTGAACTGGTAACATCTCAAATTGTTGGCTTTCTCCACTATTAACGTCTACTTCAAACATTGCTTTCCATTGATTGTTTGTGGAACCTGTAGAATTTGCGTCTGTTATTTCAGTAGAACCGTTATATAATTTAAACTTACTCATATATTGAGTTGAGGTACTATTATTTACGCTAAAAACTCCATTTACTACTATTAGAATTTTACTGCTACTAGAACTTGGAGTGATCGTTGCAGATAAACCAGTTGCTTGAAAACTAGAACTAGCTGAAATAGTTTGTTTTGTTTTTAAATGTGAATTGACAATTTGTACTATTCCACCATTAGCACCACTTGGCAGCCCACCGACAGGAACGATTGAATTGACTTTTATTTGGCTCATAAATCTATTATATACACTTTTATACTACAGTCCATGTTTCTCCAGAACCAACTGTAACTGTAACACCGCTTTGAATAGCTATAGGACCAAAACTACCAGCGTTTTTGCCATTAGATATGGCATAATCTGAAGTTATCGTTTGTCCGTTTTCCCAAAATATTTGATCGCCTCCGTTACCTTCAGCGCCACCTGCTGTCCCCCAACCTAATGCACCACTTTCATCAATAGCAATTAAAGCAAAGCCAGAACCAGCACTAATTGTAGATGCGGCAGTAGGTGTAGTAGAGGGTAAAGTTAAAGTTAAATTTGAAGCAAGTGCGGTTGGTGCTTTTATCGCGACATATTCACTGCCTGAGTTTTCTAAAAGTCTCAATTCTTTTTGATTTTCTATGGTCAAACTATTTTGATCTGCAAATGCTATTGCAGCTTGGTTAGCTGTAAGCCCTAATTGGTTTGTAGCTTTTTTATATAGTCCAGTTCCACTATCTCCAAAATGTAAAGCTGGTGCTGTATTTGATCCAGTAGTAGCAGTCAAAACTCCAGTAAGAGTCCCCCCTGATGCTGATAAAAAACCAAAATTAGTTTGTGTTATATTTCCTAATTCAACAAAATCTGAATTTGCTCCGTTTCTTATTTTTAATAAGTTGCTTGTTGTATTTATATGTAGTTGATAAGCTGCAAGATTAGCCGCACCAGAAGGATCACCAGCAGCGCTATTAACAGTCCTTAATGATTCAAATATATCTTTCATTGCTGTTCTTACAGCAGACCCAGTACCATTATCAGGTGAGAAATTACTTGAGGATTCTTTACCAGTTGAATTTACTCTTGTCATTTAATTAAGCTCCCTTTCCATATCCTAACGCTTGGAATGTAAATTTCACATCAATTGGTGTGCTTGATGAGTTCTTATATACTATTGTAAACCCTGCCCCAGAAATGGCACTTAATACATAAAACGCGCCTGATGGTGCATCTTCTGGCGATATAGAGATTGAAGGTAAAAATGCTGTAGTAGATCCTCCAATGTCACTTGTTCCTGTGAAGAATGGCTTACCAAATACAACAACAAGGCCACTTGCACTAGTCGTTGATTGTAAAGGTGTCGAAATAATATTTCCTCCTGATTGGTATTTATTTTCTGTTCTTGAAGGAAAGAAGGCGTCAAAACCTAATTCAGTAAATTTTATATTTTCGTTAACATCTACAGAAATAAGATTTGCTTTGAATTTAAAAGCTCTTGCACTAAAAGAACCATTCGTTAAATTTTGCTCTGTCGTGAAACTTGAGTTATCTTGTGATGTCTCAACTTGTAATCTACTTTTTAAACGATCACTACCAGCACCATCAAAATTAAGTCTTGCATCTAAATCAGGAATAGAATCAAACTGATCTGATACAAAAAAACCTTCACTTTTTATATGCCTTTTTAATCTTAAATTTGTAAATACAGCAGCCAAATCTAAGACAGATGCAAACTCATAAGAACCTGTTAAATTTGATGCTGGATTTGATAATTGTAAAGCACCAGAACTTACAGTTACATTAGTTTTATTACCACTAAATGCTGTTTGTTCTCTTTGACTTTTTACTAACAACTCGTCAGCCATTTCTGGCAATGCAAGTTCTACTTTTGCCTCTGTTGCTGAAAACCTACCACCTAAATCCTTGAATTTAAGGCTATATGTCCCTGATAAAGCTGGTAATATTGCTTCGTTTGTCGCTCCATTTATATTTTCATTTAAAGGAGTTGAGTTTGCAAATGTAGCTGAAGATGATGTGTTTGGAGAATGTCTTATTTCACAAACCCCACCAAATTCAACGTCAAGGCTTGTTGTTTTTGTCCATGTTAATCTTACTTGTGAATTATTAAATGGCTCAATTTGTAAACCTGTAGGATTCTCTGGAACAGCAGTTAGACCTATAGTATCAACAGTAGTTTCGGTTGGGCTGGCACTTCGGTCACCGTTAGAATTAATTGTGTAAATTTGAATAAAATATGAACCTTTTTCAGAAGGTAATATCTCGAACTCTGATTCTTGTAAAACTTTAACTATAGGATTTTCATTATCTTTTATGTATATAAGTTCATAACCGGAAGCACTTTCTACAGATTCCCAATCAATAAAAAGCTTTGGAACAGGTCTATTGTTGTTTAATACTATTATTTCTTGAATTGCTCTTGTTCCATCTGATCCATTTACTATTTGTGGTGATGGTAAAAGACTTGAAAGAATATTAATATTTTTAGCTGGTAGTTGTTCACCATCTTCAACCGCTGCATATTTACCCTCGTTATAATTAATGGCTGTAATTGTAAAAGTTTTTTTAGTATTTTCTTTTATATTTACAACTCTAAATGCTTGAACACTTATTTCCCCAGAATTTAAGATATAAGGACTATTTACAACAGGAACAGAAGAAAAATTATCTGAAACTTCAGCTACCCCTTGACTCGGATAGCCTGTAATAGTTTTTGTTTCAACAACACCTGTTTCTAATAAACATGAAATAGTAGGACTCTCACTTATATCAGGTAAATTTGTTTGTGATATGTCATCTAAAGTTATTTTTACATTTGTCGCAGATTTAATTAAACCACCCCTTCTTGTTGAACTTTTCACTCTATCTGCAATCCCAAGAATATCTCCAATTCTTAAAACAGAACCAGCAGCAATATTAGTTTCAAAAATTACTGTTTCAGTTTGATTTTGTTGCGTTTGTAAAAACCATTTACCGACTCTTTGTGCTTGACCTCTTGAAGTTGTACCAAATGTATTTATAGTTTTTGTTTGTGTTCCATACTTTGTTTGAGCATTATTATCCTTAACGGTCACATAATCAATTTCTTGTGTATTTAAATCAAAGTAGGAAACATTTATTACGTTAAATCTAGTTTTTGAAGATGTACCAGAATAAACAAAATCTCCATTGACTACATTTGCATTATTAAAAACATAATCAAAAATTAATTTACTAGGGTCTGTAGGATCTTTTGGTGCGTCTTGAGCAATTTTTATAGTGCCTTCTTCATAATATGAAATAGCCCTCATTACAGAGCAAATATCTTTTATAAGTGCCATTGCATCACGCCTATTATTAATATTTACATTTATTGAAAAACGTGGTTCTTGTCCTCCATCAACATCATCTACTAAAGCAGAACAATAAGTACTGACACTATAAAAAGTGTAAGGATCTAATTCAGACTCAGGTAAACCACATCCACTTGTGGTGTCTGTAAGAAGATCATATAAAACCCAAGCTGGGTCACTTGTCCAAGCCTTATCAGTTTTAAAAGTACCGTTAAAAGTTCCGCTATAAGTTAGTCTTCCATTCGTAAAATCTACTGTTGCATTATGTGGAATTTTTATAAGTTTTCCTCTTACTCTAAAATATCTAGCTGGTGTATTTGGAAATAATTCAGAGCTAAATCTTAATGCTGAATATGCAATATTAGGATAATTGTTTTGCTCTCTTATAATTTGTCTTATGTCTGCTAACCGCATTGTATTAAAGGTATTTTCGTCCCCAACATCATTTGCTCTCTCAACACTTATAACAACAGGGAAAAAAGAACCTGATGCTCCAGAAGTATTAGTGTTATATCCAGTAAGTTCTCTTAAATCAATACCATAATCTCTGTTATAAGGATTAAAACTTTTTCCAGTTACGTTTTCATCTATAACAGTCTGTGATGATCCGTTATTAGGGTTGGCTTTTATTACTACACGAACTTGAGTTGAAAGTCTATTTCCAGTTTCCGTATCTAATTTAAAAAATTGATCAAATTTTACTTTTACTTGTACTGTATCCATGCGAACATCACTTATTGTTCCTGATCTTGCAGTGGCTGATCCCCCTACTGGAAAACTACATTCTTGCCCTTTATCTCCTGTTATAACTTCACTTTTTTGTTCTTCAGCCGCAAATAAAACTGTATTATTTGCTGTTCCATCTTGAAAATCAAATCTTATTAAATCATTTGGATAATTAAAATCAGAGACATCTGGACTTGTATTATCAGCATCAGCCTGTAAAACAGCAGTCTTATTCAAAAATAAATCTTTTAGAAAAGCATTTTTGTAAGCAGTACTTGTTTTATCAGTAATTCCAGCCTTACTTGCGGTTGCAGAACCTTCAATCTGACCTTCTGCTAAAACATCAACTACAGTACCAAAATCAATAGATTTTAATTTAGTTGTTGGTGTAATTTGCCGACCAGCAAAGTAAACTTCTTCGTATCCATTGCTTGTAATAACAAGAGTACCCATAGCTTAGACACCTCCTGTTTGATAAGTAGCTTGAAAACTATCTATTGAAGAACTTACAACAGTACTTCCTATTATAATTTCACCATAAACAATATTAATTGGAACTCCTTGTTTTGAATTATTTAAAAGTCCTGTGAAAATGTAACTAGGATCTTGAGGATCTTCTTGCCTACTTACATTAGGTCGTACTTGATCAGGTGTTAATAAATCAGAAACACCTTGAAGTAAAAGAGACGTTCCCATTGCTGTTAAAGCAGTTCCTATAGAAGCTGCGATAGTAACACCAAAAATAGTTACACCAGCAGTGACAGCAGCACCAGCACCAAGAAAAGCTGCTCCAAGAATAAATGGTACAATTTCACCATGCACAACAGGTATTATTTTAATATCACTTTCTGTCTGCATATCCAATAAATCCTCAGTAATTCTTACATTACCAGCCATTACACAATATTCTTGATCTTTAAAATGCTCTCTTACACCTTTAAAATTTGATATTAAAAAACTAAAAGCTTTTCTAGGACTGTCAGCATTTATCTCAAAACTAGACTCCCCGATAAATTTTCTTAATCTGCCATAAATAGTTACTTTAATCATTTATTTCAGATGGATATACAACAATAATAGACTCTGATTTAGGTTCTACAAGATAAAAAGGTAAATCTAAATACTTGCAAGCCATTCTATCAGGATGACTAAAAGCTAACTCTCCGTCAGGGTGGCTGTGTACAATACCTAAAACTTCTCCTTGATCTTCTCCGTCAGCATAATCTAAAGGGTCAATTACAAATGATTTTTCTTTATATGTTCCAGATATGTTTTTACATTTCCAATAAGTTTCAATATCATCTATATTGATAATCAATCCACAACATTCTTCTGGATATGCTTCTGTAGCATGGTTAAAAGCATCAGCAGCCCAAATATATTCACTCATTAGACAAAGGTTCCTACAGCAGGGAATAAGTCTCTTGTGACTACTCGTTGAGGCACTAATCTATTTTCTAAATCATGGGCGGCAGTCAGTTCAAATTGTACAACTTGTCTATTTTCAACAGCCTTTCTATCAATAACAAATATCTCATCACGCAATCTATCTGCACTAGGTGTTCCAAAAGGATTTGTTCCTGATAAAAAATTAGCATTGTCTAAAGCAGAAGCAAGTGGCATTTTTCTTGTAAATTTTGCATCTATCAAATCATTATGTGGGGTAACTTGATTTACTGATTGTAAAAAATCACTCATTGTTATTACTAATCCTGTTGCTGGGTTTTGTACGATACCGCCTAAATTTGAAAAAGTTATTGTTGGCCTTGAAATAACTCCAGTGCTGTTCTTTTCAAAACCTTGAGTTTGCACTGCTACTCTTTGATAAGAGTTAGATTGAAAAATCACTTCACCAAAATTATTTAAATTTGCCCCAGCATGAAACCTATAAACAGTAGGTAAATTTTGTGTATTTGGATTAGGTATATGTTTCCCAACAGTAAGCTCTAACTCAAAAAGTTCAATAATAGAACTAGGATTTATTTTATTTAGTTCAGCAAAAGGTATAGCCATTACGGTTCAAACACCTCTCTAAAGACACAAGTTAACCTAACTCTGCTTAAAAAAGGAATTGTTCTAGGATAAGAACTACAAACAAACTTTCTAGAACTTGATTCGCTTGGCAACGTGTAATCAAAAGATGCCCCACTTTCTACTCTTGCATTTAAAAACGTAATTGCTGTATTTGCATCAGTCTGCGAAAGTTCAAAAACTAAATTAACAGATAAGGGGTTTTGGTTCAGTCCCTCCGTTAATCTTTGCTCAAACCCATCTCCAAAACTAATAACATTTGTAGAGGGATTAGGTGTAATCCTTGTGTTATATAAAGGATTCGCAATAGGAAAAGTATCAGACATTAGTTAAGTAAACCTCCAGATCGTTTCTGATTTATTATCTCAGCCTGTATTGCTGCGGCAAGCTGTTCTCCAAACTGGTTAGCGTTTGAATCGTTACCTTGAACAGAGGAACCTGAAGCGTCCACATTGATGTTTATATTATTAGTAACACCTCCTATAGCATTATTGGGAATAATATTACCAGCAGAACTAGGCACAAATAATTCTGGGCCTTTTTCTCCAACTATTGAAGCCCTACCTACTGGTGGTCTGCCTCCATTAGCAAATTTTAAAGGAGGTGCTCCACTTAAAAAATCACTAGCATTATTAATTCCAAGACTTGCTCCAGAACTAAATAATTGCTTTGTTGATAAACCACCGCCTCCTCCGCCAAATAACCCACTTAAAGCAGTTCCTAAAAAATTACCTAAACCAGAAACCGCTTGTTGCATTGCAACTTCAATTAATTTTCGTTTTAAATCATTAAGAACACTTATTGCTGCATCACCTAAACTTTTAGTTCCCATTGCAGCATTAGTTAAGTTTTGAACAATGCCATCTTCTACGGCTTGTCCTATTTCCATAAATTTTTCTTTTAATTTATCTGCATCTGAAGTTGCGTTTTCTAACTCAGTAGAAAAAGCGTTAGTGCCTAAACTTATTACATTTATAAGACCATTTGTAATTTCTAAATTTTGGTTAAAAAGATCAGATACTTCTAAAGTATTAATTATATTATCTTTATTATTTTTATTAGATTCTTCAATTTTTTTATTTGTTTTTTCATTTATATCTAAAAGTAAATTTTTTCTTTTAATTAGTTCATTAATTTTTGCAGTTATGGCTCTATTTGTTTCTAGGGATTGATTATCTTCTTCAACTGTTGATCTTCCACTCATACCACTCATCAATTTATTAATTTGGTCACGAGTTCCTTGTAGCTGACTTATAGCAAGGTCTAATCCCATAACGTCCATACCTAAAGGTTGAATATTTTTTGTAAAATCTTCTATTTTTTTTAAATCCTTTAAAGTATCTCCTGGTATAAGTAAATTTGATCTAAAACCTGATATTTGTCTTTGAAATTCACTTGATAATATTCTATTAATTGCACCTAAAACTTTATTTGCAGTTTGTAAAGTTTTCATTAATGCAGGTTCTAATTGAGTACCAATAATTCTTGCTAAAGTATCAATATTATCTTCTAAAGTTGAAACCTGACCATTCAAAGTTTTAGATTGTTTAGTTGCACCTTCAAAAAATACTCCACCTTCGCTTGTTAAATTTATTAAAGCTTGGTTAACAAGGTCAGCACCAATTTTGCCTTTACGCATTGCAGTTTCAAATTCTTGACCTTGCAGTTTTGTTATTCTTTTTAATTCACTTGTAATATCAACTCCTCTTTCTAATAGCTGTAATTCCTCTTCACGTTGTAATTTACCTTTAGCAAGTATTTGTCCAAACGCTGTTGAAATACCACTTAAATCAGCTCCTGTTGCACCAGCTACATCTGATAATCTTTGAACAGTATCAACTAAATTTTCAGTTTCAAAACCAAAAGCTTTTAAACGTTTTGATTGCTCAATTAATTCACTACTAGTAAAAGGAGTTACATTTCCAAAAGCCTGTAATTGGCTAATAATTTTATTAGCATCTTCAACTGAACCTGTTAACTGAATTAATGCAGTTCTTTGTGTTTGAAGTTCAGCAGTTTTTACAAAAATAAATCTGGCTGTTGCTGCTAAAGCTAATGCTTTTAATAAAGGACCTAAAGCCCCTGTTAATGTTTTTACACCAGAAGAAGCAACTCTTGCTGATTTGCCGGTATCTCTTATTGATCTATTTGATTTATCTAATCGACTTTTTAATTTGTCTGTACTTTTACTTAATGCCTGTGTTTGTTGATTAACACGCTGCAATGGTCTAATTGCATTTTGTGCATCAACTATTAGTTTTACTGTTGATTGTGCCACAAATACAAATAACCTTTATTATATATTATCCTAATTTACGTTTTTGTCGTTGCATAGCTTTTTTTTCTTCTTCAATCTTTATTTCATAATAGCCAGCCCAATATATTAACTCAGCTTCAGTCATATTTAATCTAAGTTCTTGTACTGTTTTACTTAATTCTGTTGCTAGGAAAAACTCAAACTTTAACCAGTTATCCCCTTTTAATCGTTTTTTGCTTTTTCTATATCAACTTGAACATCCATCATAAATAATTCAAGCTTATTTAAAACTTCCTCAGGCAATGACCTTTGTAAGATTTTTGCATCTGACATATCAAATGCAGGAGTACCATCTTCTTTTTGTGCTGTTTGACATAAAAGTTGTGTAGAAACAACAAGACCTTCATCACTACCAGCTAATGATTG